CTGCGCAAGTGCAAAGGAGTTCCCCCCGTTGCCCTCGACAAACTTGCGGTAACGGGCAAGACACAATTCTGCCGTTCCCGATGCTGCGGTTATACGTTGTAAATTCTGCGGATAGAGGTTGTCTGCGCCATAGGTTTGCAAGTGCCATCGTTGCGCATCCTTTACATCTATTCGCTTCTGCGGTTTCTTTGTATTCTTGACGTTCATGCCGTGTGTCCTTTGTTTTAGTTATTTCTTCGTTTTAACGCGCCTACCGCGTTTTTTCTGTTCGGGTGCATTACTACCCGTCTCAATGTCTTTCGTGCCGTCTGCGCCCGTTAAAACGGGTTTTTCGGGCAACTTTTCGAACATTGATGCTTTCTGCGGAAACAATTCAAGGTATTTCTCCGCTACCTTGTCCGTCAAGTTAGCATTGGAATACACACCTTTAATTGCAGGGGTGTTGATGATGAAACCAGCGCGAAGTCTATATTTACATTCGTTTGCCATGATGTTTTTCTTTAATTGTAGGTAAATCTCTATTACTGCATCGTGATAACACGTTTGGCAACTGGTAGCGCGCATTCGTTTTCCGCATACCTCCATGTAAAGTCGTGTTATCGCTTCTTTGTCAAAAGAGGAGTAAGGCTGCGAATACCGCGACCTCAACTCCTCAATTTGTTTCCTTGCTTCATCTATTGTCATAGCGGTTGCAAGTTAGATTGTTCGTTACTCGCCTTTGAGTGCCTCGTAAGCGGTTGCCGTTGTCGTTGCATCGGTGTTGAAGAAGAACATAGCGGACTTTGGCGCACGCTGCTCTTGCAGAGTGATGAGCCAGCCGCCATCGGTGTCCTCGCTATACTTTTCGTTTACACCCTCGCTTGCGCGCAGTCCTTGTGCGTATCCGTACACTTGGTATTCAGCATCGCCCGTTGCGCCTTTCTGCACGTTACGCAGGATAACAACGAATGTTCCGTTGCTCAACTTGTCAATGATGTTGGCTGCGATGTCGGGGTCATTGCCCAGTATCGCGATAGGAACATCATGTGTCCAAGTGTTGCGGTACGTTCCGACATTGAGGTTACTTGCGACACCCGTGAAAGGTGTTGCACCCTGCTGAATGATGTCGTAACCCTTTTTGCCGCTCTTTAAAACGAGTGTCTTTATGATGTTCGGGTTCTGCGCATCGAAAGTTGTCGCGCTGAAATCAATATCATCGCGGTTGATGATAAGTCCGTTTGGCTCTAATCCTGCGACTGACTGGTTTTCGCAGTCAACGCTTATCGCCTTGCTGATAAGATAATCACATATTGCCATATCTTTTTTTCCTTTCGTTTAAATGGTTAAGAGAGAAAAACCGACACCGCCAAGATGTTACTCCGAGCGGTGTGCGGTCGGTCAATTAATATGCTGCATGGAAAAGAGTGTCATCGAGCAGGTTGGCATCAATCTTGCCAGTCGCATAGATGTAGTTTCTGCGCTCTTTCTTGTCAAACCAAATGTCGAGGTCGCTGATAAGTGACTCGGCATTTGTGCCAACAAGCAGATTTTCGGGGTTTGCGAAGACGGCACGATACGGCTTGTTGAGTTTTGTGCCATCGTTTTCGTAAGTCTTGATGATGTTGTCCCAAATGGAAACGCGTGCAATCTTGACACCTGCATACTCGGCAACCTCAAAGCCATCGAAGATACGCTCAAACGGCAAGTTGTCCTTGTAGGTAACACGGATGTCATGTGCGAGAGCATCTGCCAGTCCTTTGGTCATCATCAGCACGCTACCGCCATCGCTGAAAAGACGACTATCGGCATCCATGAGAATGGTGTCAAGCAAACCAGTTGCGACACCGCTTGCGAGGATAGCACTCTTCTGCGCTGCATACGTTGTCTGTGCGTTCGCTGCAATTGCGGTGTACTGCGCAGGGTTGGCGGTTACCTGCGTAAAGATACGCTTGAACAAGCCATTGCAAACGCTGAACAATTTCGGGTCAGTACCATTTGTCAGCACACCACCATTTGTAATTGTGTCGGCTGCCTTGTCGCCAAACCAACCAAATCGCCATATCATACGCTTCATAGCGCGCTCAAGTGCGAGGGTGTAGATAGCCATGAAATCGGTGTCGGTAAGGTCACCAATTGCCGTGCCAGTCTTAAACGAATACTCTGCAATAGTGCCCTCAAGTGCCTCATAGCAGATTTTCAGCGCGATAGACCAATCGCCAAACTCCCAACGCTTCTGCGAGTTCGCGATGTCCGCAACACCATACTCGGGGTCGCATCCTGCGCCCTCCAGTCCTACATCTTCCAGTTCGCCAATCAATGCGATTGGGGTGGTGTCCTTTACGCGCATAACGCGTACAAAACGCTCAAACTCCTCAACCTCATAGAATTTCTGCTGCACCGCATCACGGATGCTATTGAGGTTTTCGGGAGATAGAACGAGATTTGTTAACATTGTTGCCATGTCTTTATTCTCCTTTTAGTGGTTAATGATTTATTTCTTCTTATACGATGAGAGTTTTGCGAGGATGTCATCCTTGCTCACGCTCTTTTTGCTTGCTTCATCTTTCACGCGGTCGGTCTGCGGTTTGCGTGCTTCGGGAACGAAATGCGAAGCGAACTGCGCAAGTGCTTTCTCTCCTCCTGCCATCTTAACCGCATTCAGTATGCGTAAATCATCATTGTTCTTTGCGTTTGCCTTTGCCGTGTCAAGTTCCTTTGTCAGTTCCTCAACCTTTGCACGCAAAGCAGCGTTCTCCGCTTTTAAATCGTTTATTTCCGCATCGAGGGAAGCGGTGTCAACGTCCTCGGCACTTGCCTCTCCTTTCTTGGTGTCTTCGGTCTTGTCCGCAGTCGGCTCGCCCTCTACTTGCTCAACCTTTTCGCGGATTTCCACGATGACACCATCCTCAACGACAATAACGCTTCCATCTGGCATCGGGTGTTCGCCATTCGGCTGCGCTTTGTCTCCTACTTGTGGCGCACCCTCCTCACGCTCAATCGTGAGTGTCGCGCCTGTTGCCGTATGCAGTTCCATGTCAAGCACGGGCAGAGCATCGGTGTCTTCTACCACACCGAAACCAGCCTTTGCAAGTAACCGCTGCAACCAGTTCTTTTTTACTTCGACTTTATCCATTTTTTCACTCTCATTTATGTGGTTAATAATGTTGTTGTCCGTTGCCTTTGCACTTGCAGGCTCAATCAACGAGCCGATGAAACCAAGTTCCATTGCACGCTCTGCCGTGATGTACTTATCTTCGTTCATAAGTGCTTGGATTTCCTCGCGGTTGCATCCACATCGCTCAACGTATAAGTTAACAATGCGCTCTTGCTCTGTACGCATCGAACTTTCCAGTTGCGCCAGTCGGTCAGCCGTCAAGCACTCATCTTGCGGAACAACGAAAGGATTATGCACCAGTATTCGTGCGTTGCGGTATGCCCTGCGGTGTTCGCGCGGTGCTGCAAGCATGATGATTGTTGCCATACTCGCTGCCTTGCCCTCTATTGTTGTCCATATCTCTTTGCCCGTTGCGCGTAGTCTATCGTAAATTGCCCAACCCTCGTCAACACGACCGCCATCGCAGAAGATACGCACGTCTATTGTGTTGTCATCGGGTTGCATCGAAGCGCAGAACGTGTCCACATCCTTAAAGCAAACCCCCTCGGGAGTGCCAAAGCAATATGACATCGCCTTGTCTTCCTCGCTTTGAATATCGTTGTAAATTTTTAGTGTTGCCATATAGCGTTTTCCCTAATTAGTTGTCGCAAAGATAAGATAATATTTTAATTGTTGTGCGTATAATGAACACAAACCTTGTCCGCGTTTTGCGGACAAACGCATTTTAACGCACGCTGACGGGCGATAACGATGCAGGGTAATAAACTACACACCTACACAAAGAAAACGCGTTGTGGCGCATTTTTCGTGAAAATAACTATATGAGCATAAAATCGGGAAATCGGGTACACGATGTCCGAACATGGGTACACAAGACACAAAAAAAGACGGCACGTTTCGCAACGCACCGCCCCGAAAAGTAAAAATTAACATGAAGAAATTACACAACAATAAAACAACAATATGATTTACAAAAGAGTTTTCTCTTGAAACATCTTAACGAGTTCGTTGATTTTGGTCTTGCCGATGCCGTATTCTTGCGAAAGGTAGTATCGGATATAGACATACTTGTGTCCCTCCTCCACAAGTCGCGTGTAATCCTCATACATCGCAACGAACTGCGCATCTTGTGGCTTCATGCCGTTCTTCTGCATGATGTCGCACACCGACAAAACCGATTTCAAAAACTCATACTTTGTCATGGTTAATCAATTATTTAGATAGTGGATAATTCTTCTATACGCACCATACGCGCATCTACGCGGTTGATTTCCTCGACTGCGACAACTGGCTGCGGTGCGCTTGCAAAACCTTTTGCGACTGCGCTTGCAAGGAAGTCCTCGCCCATCTGCATTTGTGGGTTTGCCGTTACTATTGGCACACCACCGCCCAACTGGTTGAACGCGCTCAATGCAGGGGCAAACATTGATGTCGTGTTGGCGGTCATCACGCTCTCGCCATTGCTCAACCTTGCCGAAATGCTATCACTCGTTCCAGTACCTGCACCCGACACATAACCACCGCTTGCGAACTTTGCCGACTTAACGCTCTTGACTGCGGTTGCGATGTTCGCCAAGACAGTCGCAACAGTCGTTGCAATGGCTGCGATGTTAGCAGGGAACGGCACACTCTGCGCTTGCTTCACACCCTCTGCGATTGCTACACCAGTTGACACCGCTATTTGTCCGAGCGCAAGCACCTTTGATGCCTTTGCAAGTGCTTCGTTTTCCTCGCCAAATGCTTCGGCAATAGATGACAAACCGCCAAGAACATCCCCGATTGCCTTTGCTTGCGCCTTTTGCAGTTCAAACTCCTTGTCGGTGTATGAGCGCACGCTATTAAGGTATTCTTCATTCAGTTGCGCCTTGCGCAAGTTGAATTGTTCCAAACTTTCTTCCTCGCCCTGCTGCGCTGCATCGAGTATCGCCTTGCGTTCCTCCATTTTCAAACGCAGTTGCTCAAGTTCATCGCCACGCGCGCCAAGTATCTGCGTTTCGTAGTCGGTCTTAATGGCTTCCTCCTGCTTCTTTCGCCATTCCTCTTGATACTTGTTTTCGATGTCAAGTCGTTGCTGGTTGAAGTTGGCACGCAGGGCAAGAAGCATCGCTTCGCGTTGTTCCTCATCGGTGTACTCCTTTTGCGCTTGTGCGATAGCGAGTTTTTCTTGCTCGTTTATCCTAACGAGTTCAAGTTGTCTCCACTCCATCGTTCCCTCTTTGACCGATGTCAGCATCAACTCAATGCGCTTTGTCTCAAACTCAACACGCTTGCGCATTTCCTCCTCGCTCAATTTGTTCAACTCTTGTTGCTTTATCTTTTCAAGCGACTCTATTTGCGAGTTCATCGCCTTGTATGTTTCAGCGGTCAACCCCGTTTCGGTGTCAAGTTTCTTTTGTATCGCCTTTATTTGTGCATTATACTGGCGGATAATCTGCGCCCTGCGTTCTTCGTAGTTCTGCGTTACAATCTTTGTAAGCAATTGTTCTGCCTTTTGGATTTCTTGCGCTTCACGTTTCATCAAGTCCGCAGCGTTGCCCGATTTATTGCCGTTTGAGCCACTTCCCGTGCCCGTAGTCGCGTTATTATTGCCGTTGTTGGTAGTTACACCACCGCCACCAAGTAAACCGCCCTGCGCGCCCGAAACACCGCCACCAGTCGGCAACGATATTTGCCGTATCTTGCTATTGCTTATCGTAGCGTTGAAACCATCAACGAAATTGCTTGCCACATCGCCACCGAAAGACTTGATATCTTGCCATGCACCTTTGAAATAATCAATCGTGCCTTTGCCCAGTTGCGCGAAACCCTCTGCGACTTTGCCAAAGTTAAGAGAGAAAACACCCTCAACCATTTTGCCCACCGCCATGAGGTCGTTGCCCATGCGCTTCAATAACCCGAATATAAGATTAAATGCGAGTTTGGCTGCTGCATACACGTTTTTCCACGCGATGACATAAGACTGCACAACCGCACGCACAATGATGCTTTCGTTATAAAGGTTGATGAGATAATTGATTATTTCGATGATGTATTTCAGTACACTTGTCAATCCCTCCGTTGCAAGTATCTTAACCTCCATATTCATCGTTTCAAAACCATCTTGCGACATATCAAAGAGCGCGCTCGTAGCATCGTTCAACTCCTTTTGCGCTTTCAGCATCCTTTCTTGCGTCTTGCCGTATTCGCCCGTCTGCTCTTTAACTTTGTCAATATCGGTGCTTATTGTTTCAAGTGCCTTTATCATTTCCAAACCACCCGAAGCACCTTGTCTGCCGAATACATCTTTCAGCACCGCGCCAACCGCTTGCGAGTTCGGGTTTAGTTCTTTCAACGCGCCCGATATGCGCTGAATAACCTCAAATATATCCGCACTACCCGTTGCGAGGTCTTGCCGTACCTTTTGCGATGACACACCAATGGCATCAAGACTTTTCGCGGTCTCGCCCGACATCTCGCGCAACCGCTTTCCTGCCATTTGTATCAATGCCATGCCTTGTTCGCTGAATATGCCCGAGCGTGTCTGCGCTATCAACGCAACCAGTTGTTCCGCACTCAATCCCATATCGTGGAACGCGGGCGCATATTGCTTCAACTGGTTGAGGTAGTTGCCCGAAAGGTCTGCCCCTGCCACGAAACCATCATTAACGATTTTGATTGCTTCCTCGGCATTCAATCCGTACTGCGCCATCAGCGTGTCAACACCCTGCAAAACCTCTTTGTAATCCTTGTCGAAAAGGTCTGCGGTTGCTTGTATCTCGTTTCGCAGACTTTCCAACGCATCGCCCGTCAGTCCAGTAAACTCGCGCGTTAATCGGGTTGCCTCTATCAATCCCTTGTTATAGTCGTAAAACCATTTGAACGCAAGTCCAGTTCCAGCGATGCCAGCGAATGCCAAGAATACGGGATTTGCAAGCAGAGAGAGCAGGGCAGAGCCAAACGCGCGCACACTTGTCGTTGCTTGCGTTACAACACCGCTTATCCCCCCTGCATTATTGCGCAGAGAGAGAAAAGATTGTGCAAAGCGGTTGTTACCACCGAGTGCA